CGCGCCGTCGCAAGGGTGGGATACTGAAACGCCGGTTGCTGAATTGCCGCCTACGCGGGCGCGGGTGCTCGATAACTGGCTTCCGAGTGGGGTGCAGCTCAAAGTCCGCAACGGCTATGCCGAGCACGTCACCGGCATTACCAGTCCGGTCGAGACGCTGATGGCGTACAATGCCGGATCGAACGCGACGCTGTTCGCTGCAGCCGGCGCAAGCATCTATGACGTGACCAGCTCTGGCGCTGTGGGCGCCGCCTCGCTGGGCAGCTTGACCGGCGCGCGGTTCAGTTGGGTTAACTTCACCAATTCGGGCGGCTCGTTTTTGTGGATATGCAATGGCGTAAATGCGCCGCGGCATTGGAACGGTTCGGTCTGGGCAATACCTGCTTTAACGGTCACGACCTTCACCGACAACGACATCGCCTATGTCCACGGGTTCAAAGAGCGCCTGTTCTTCGTGTTCAAGAACTCGCTCACGTTGGGCTATTTGCCGATCCAGTCGATCGCGGGCACGGTGAGCAATCTGCCGCTCGGCGCCGTGTTCAATTTCGGCGGACGGGTTCTAGCGCTGGGCTCGCTATCTCGAGATGGCGGCTCTGGCGTTGACGATTATCTCTGCGTGCTCACCAGCCAAGGCGAGATCGCAGTTTTCGCCGGGACCAATCCTGCCGACGCCGCGGCATGGGCGCTGGTCGGCGTCTATTATGTTGGCGATCCGATTGGCGATCGCCCGTTCGTGAATATCGGCGGCGATCTGGGTGTCATCACTCGCAACGGACTTATCTCCGTGAACCAGGTGATGGCGGGCGCTACCGAGCAAGCCAACGCACATATCATCAGCGCCATCATCTCGACCGCGTTTCGCGAAGCGGCGGTGCGCGGCGCGGGCTTTACTGGCTGGGAAGCAATCTCGATCCCAGAGCAAGACCTGCTGATCGTCAATGCGCCGGCCACGGCAGAGACGGCAAACCAGTTCGTGCGCCACCGCGTCACGACGGGCTGGAGCCGGTTCACGGGTTGGAATTTCGAGACGTTCGAGATTTTCAATAGCAATTGCTACGCGGGCGGCTCGGACGGGACGGTCTATCTTTGCTTCAACGGCAATGACGACAACGGCGCCGACATCACGGCAGCGTTTTCGGGGCCATGGACGACGCTTGGCGCCCCGGTGCTGAAGACGCTGATGGAGATTCGCCCGATCGTCACCACGGCGACGCGGGCAGTGTTGCGCCTGGTGGCGCGCACAGACTTTCGTCAAGCGCCGCCGCTGCCGGCGTGGCCTGTGGGCACGGTCACGAATGCGCTGATCTGGGGCTCGGGCGTATTCGGCACAAATCTTTGGGGCGGTGAAGACGCCACAACGCGGCAATGGCGGGCGATTTCAGGCGAGGGGCATAGCGTTTCGATCGTCGCCGAAGCGCGCTCAAACCAGAGCGAGTTCACGCTGAACGGGTTTCAGTTGCGCTACACCGTAGGCGGGCAGGTGTGAGGCATGGCTAAACCGTCCACTCCCTTACCTGACCGGTTTTGGGCCAAAGTCGAAAAATGCGATGGGGGCGCGTGCTGGCTCTGGACTGGCGCCGTAAGCGGCGCAGGCTATGGTAGAATTACGAGCGGTGGGCATAAAGGAAAGCTGCTTTTTGCCCATCGTGTGAGCGCTGAGCTTGCCGGTCACGTTATTCCGCCGAAGATGGACGTCTGCCATCGCTGCGATAACCCACGCTGCGTAAATCCGGATCATCTGTTCGTTGGCACGAGAAAAGAGAATAGCCGCGACATGGTCCTTAAGGGACGAGCGCCGCATGTAGTGCTGAGCGCGGATGACGTGCGTCATATACGAGAGAGCCGGGCGGCCGGACAAACTCATTTGTCCATTTCTCTCTCTCTCGGAGTGGCAAAGGCGACGGTTCAGCGCGTTCTAAGCGGAAAGACGTGGGCGCACGTTTGATGCGTGCCGTGCTGGATCGTTCGACGGAAATGGTCGCGTGGGCGGCTGCGCGAATCCCGGACTTGCATGGACAAGGCTTTCCAGATGCAGCAACGGCGATCGGCGTCGAGGATAGCTCCGGGGTAATCCTCGGGGTGGTGGTTTTTAGCTCTTATGAGCCCTGGAATCGTACAATCGAAGTGAGCGCGGTTGCTGAAGACCCGCGATGGATGCGTGCGCGTAGGGCGTGGGACACGATGCACCGATATGCATTCGACGTGTGCGGCGTGGATAAGATTTGGAGCCGCACACCGGCCAACAATACGCGCGCCCTTCGGTTCTTGAAGGCGCTCGGTTTTCAACAAGAGGCCGTTCTTAAGCGCCAGTTTGGCGCAGATGACGCTGTTATTAGTTGTAAGTTCCGGGAGCAGTACAATCTCCAAACCTAAACCTCCAAAACCGCCTGATCCAGCGCTCACCGCGCAGGCCCAGACTGATTCCAACGTCGCGACCGCGCAGAACAACGCCGAACTCAATCGCTATGACGTGAACACGCCGTATGGGTCAGTCGATTGGCAGCACAATGGCGGCAACAACTGGACCCAGAACGTCACCGAGAGCGACAATCAACGCGACCTGCGCGTTGGCGGCGAAAACCTCGGCATCGGGCTGAACAATCTGGGTCTAGACCAGCTCGGCCGCGTCAATAGCATTCTCGGCACCAATTACGACCCAGGCCGGTTCAACGTCAACGACGCCACTGGCGGCAAGCTCGATCTGAGCCAAGCGCTCGGCGGAAATTTCGGCTCTGTTTACGATCCGACAAAACTGGGCGTTCTCGACACGTCGAAGTATGACCCAAAGCAGCTTGGCAATTTCGAGGACGACGTGCGCGCGCGTTCGTTCGCGCTCGCATCGCAAGGGCTCGATAAACAATTCGAGCGGGGCGACGAGGCGCTGCGGACGCGGTTGGCGAACCAAGGCATCAGCGCAGGCTCCGACGCTTTCGGCGCAGAGCAGGCCGCATTCCAAGAGGGGAAGGGCAACGCTTACGCCAAGGCGCTGCTTGCGGCTGACTCTAACGCGATGCAGCAGCGTGGGCAGGCTGTGTCTGAACTTGGCCAAGGGTTCGGGCAAGACCTTGCTGGCCGCGCTCAAAGCGCTGGCCTAATGGGTCAGGGCTTCAATCAGTATCTCGCCAATCGCGGACAGAATCTTTCCGAGTTGCTGACTGAGCGCGGGACCAATCTTGGCGAAGCGCAGACGCAGTTTGGCTACGATCAGCAGTCCGATCTGCTGCAACGCCAAACGCCGCTCAACGAAATTCTGGCGCTGATGAATGGCGGCACGTCGGTTGCGAGCCCGATCAGTCCAGGCCAGTCGCCGGTGATCAATCAAGCCAACACCGATGTCGCGGGCATCAACGCTAACGCCTGGAACGCGCAGAACGCGGCTTACCAAAATAAAATGAGTGGATACAACGCCTTGTGGGGGTCGCTCGCTGGACTTGGGGGCGCATATTTGGGTAGAGGTGGGTGATGAAATCCTCAAAAGATCGCTTCCTCTGCAAGGCGGAGAAGCGCGGGAAAAATGAGTGCTGGGAGTGGCGTGGATCACGCCTCAAAAGCGGTTACGGGCAATTCAAATCCGAGATCGGCGGCTTGGCGCATAGGTTCAGCTATCACCAGTTTCACGGACCAATCCCTGCTGGCGCGCTCGTCATGCACTCCTGCGACAATCCCGGCTGTGTGAATCCGGCGCATTTGTCGGTTGGGACGCCATCCGACAACGTACAGGATATGATGCGCAAGCAGCGCCACAATCCAGCGCGCGGCGTAAGGGCGGGCAAGGCACGGTTAAATCCCGTCATCGTGCGTCAACTGCGCGAGCGTCGCGCCGAGGGTGATAGCTGGGGAAGTCTAGCTAAAGCCTTCGGCATCGGCGCCACCACCGCACAAAAGGTGTGTGGTCGCGTAACCTGGGCGCATGTGGACTGATGGCTCTCTCGCGCGGCCTAAACCTCGGCGCTCCGAACGCGACGCTGATCAATCGCCCCAACACCTACAATCTCGCGCAAGCGCTGCAAGGCAGCGCCCCGCCCATGCAGCAAGCCGCGGACGGCGAAGACCCGGCGATGCGTGCACGCAGGCAAGCGCTGATCGACAGCCTCGATAGCGGTATGACTGCGCCGCTCAACGGCGGCGGCTTTGGTGAAGCGCTGACGCGGTTCGGCGAGAGCTATCTGCGCACGAAGAATGGCCGCAGCGAGCGCGAACATGAGTATCGCCAAGAGGCGCTGGCGAACGACCGTGAAAACCGCCAAGCCAAGCTTGAGGAGCGATCGGCGCTCGCGCAGGTGCTCGGCCAGGAGCAAGAAAACAAGCTCAGACCGGAGCAGTGGCAGGACATTCCGCCGGATCAGTTGCCGCAGGGCGCGCGTTTCGGGCAGCGCAATACGCGGACGCGCGAGGCAAATATTGATTATCAGCCGGCGCCGCCTGCGTCAGCTATTTACCAACCGCCGGCTGGGTATCGAGGTTCGCCGGAGGCTGGTCTTGAGCCGATCCCTGGCGGTCCTGCTGACGTGCGCGCAACACAAGAGGGCCGCGCGCGGGTCGCGCAGCTTGAGTCGTCAGATAGACAACTCACTACGGCGCTCGATGCGAT